TATTATCTAATGAATAATGACACAATCACAATCAATGGATTTGACCTCTCTGAGGTTATTGACATTATCGAAATTATAAGACCAGTAGGTAATGAGCGCCATATCACTACTAATGACGCTCCACTTTTAGGAGTAAATCTGCAAGAGGTAAGGACAGGCGCTAAAATCATCAAAGTCAAGTTCGCTATGCAATATGGGAACGGCATGATACTTGAAACGGTTAAGCACAAACTAGCTGGTATTTTTAATACCTCTGAGGCTGTCAAGATTGTCATTTCAGACGAGCCTGACAAGTACTACATGGGCCTAGTATCTGGCTCTGTGGACATGGACAACATTACTAGATGGTTCCAAAAGGGCAGTTTTGACCTGATTATCCCTGACGGAGTAGCTCACAGCTCAACCTATAAGCGTTTTGATAACGGACAAGAGCAACCTGACAAGGTTGTTTTTAATTTGGTCAATAATGGTAACGTCCCAGCTTTTCCTGTGATAACAGTCAAAAATAACGCTGAAAACGGCTATATAGGCCTAGTTAATACTAGCGGAGCTTTTGAGGTTGGTGACCGTGAGGAGGCTGATACAGGGATAGTTAAGAAATCCGAAATCTTAATGGATTTTAGAGGCGATAAAATCTCAACTGGTTTTTCCCAAGCATTAAAAAATCAAGGCGTTACAAATGACAATACGGAGTATGTGGTAGGAACTGCTGAAAGAATAAATCTCTGGGAGCGTCCCCATATTAAATTAAAAAATCTACGAGGTGAAACTAAATTACACAACTATGCTACTAGTCTAACTTGGACTATCCCGAATGATAGTGTAGGAGAAATCGGGTCTTTAAACGATTATCTTTGGTGGCGACAAGTCTTTTGGTCTGAAGCTCTTAATCAGTATGGTTTTATTAAAATTACTATTTCTGACATTAACGATAAATTCTTATACGGCGTGGAGAGTTTCAAAAGGTCTCTGGGCTCAGAATGTGAATATAACTTCTTTGCTAGCGATGGCAAGGGTAGCTATAACATTCTGAAACGTTGGAAATTTGACGGAAGCACTATAGGAGACATTAACCCTTTTAGTGTAGCTAGAGGCTGGTCAGATTTGAAACGGAATGATGACAAGGTACAAGTCTTTTATCGTGGCTCTTACTTTACTTTCACAGTTCCTGAAATAAAGGGCAGAAAGTCAGCTAAGATCCATGTGACATTGGGGGCATATCGAGATTATCCAATGGTCTCTCATATGTATCTTGATGAATTGTATTATCGCAAAGACTTTGTCAAAACAATCGGAGATGTGCCTAACCGCTATCCAATCGGCTCGAATGTTGTGCTAAACAGCGAGAATGACACTGTCACAGTGGACGGCCTTGAGAAGATTGTGGATGTTGTAGATGGTTCAAGTTTCTTGACTATTCCACCTGGAAACAGTCAGCTTGAGGTCTATTGCTCAAGTTGGGTCAAGACCAAACCCACTGTCAAAGTAGAATTTAAAGAAAGGTATCTATAACAATGTTATTGACAATACATGACTCAAATTTGAGAAAAGTGGCTTTTATCGACAATGACAAACAGGATACATTGAACTATTTCAATGACACCTGGACAAGATACCTGGAAACTGGTTCTAGTACCTTTGATTTTACAGTCTTTAAAAAGGCAATTATCTCAGATGTAGGCAAAAAGAGGGCTTATAATTCTCTCAATGAGAAGGCATTTGTGTCATTCCATTACAAAGGCAAGACATACCTGTATACAATCCGAAAGGTTGAAGAAAACGAGAAGGTCATTAAATGCTACGGTATCAACCTAAACCTTGAGCTAATCAATGAGTACTCTATTCCTTACAAATCGCCTAAGGCTATGAGCTTTAAGGAATTTTGTGAGGAGATGGACTTGCTTAACTATACTTTCTTAAAAATTGGTATCAATGAGGTTGATAATAAGAAAATCTCTGCTGAGTGGGAGGGACAAGATACAAAACTTGCTCGATTACTCAGTCTGGCTAAGAAATTTGGCGCAGAAATTGAGTTTGACACACGTCTCAACGCTGACAGCTCTATCAAGTCATTTACAGTCAATGTCTATCATGAGCATGATGATGCCCATCAAGGGGTGGGTCAAATCAGTCCAACCATCTTGAAGTATGGTAAAAACCTCAAGACAATCACTAGGACGATTGATAAGACTAGGATATATAACACCGTAGTCCCAACGGGTAAGGACGAACACGGCAATGTTATTGGCATCAGCGGTCTTGGTCCATGGTCGGTTAACAACGCAAAGGGAGAACGTGAGTTTTACCAGTCAGGGGCTGCTTTGTATGCCCCTCTTTCAATGCAGATGTATCCATCTACTTTCACACACAGCACATCTGATGACCAGTGGATAAGAAAAGACATGACTGTAGAGAGTTCAAATCCTGAGGTCATCCGATCAACAGCCTACCGTGAGCTCAAGAAAAACTGTTATCCAGCAGTCACTTATGAGGCTGAGGGCTTTGCGGATCTTGAAATAGGAGATACAGTCAAAGTCTATGATGACGGCTTTAGCCCTACTCTTTTGCTTGAGATGAGGGTGTCTGAGCAAGTCATCAGCTTTACCAATCCTAGAAACAATAAAACGACTTTTTCAAATGCTAAGGCGCTTGAAAATCGTCTATCTCAAGGCATTCAGCAACAGCTAGACAGGATGATAGAGGAGGCTAAGCCTTACACAATCAAATTGGCTACTGATAACGGTGTCGCCTTTAAAAATGGCCAAGGTCAGACCATTGTGACCCCTACCTTAATGCGAGGGAACAAGGTAATCAACAGCGGATGGCGTTGGGTTGTAGATGGCGAAATCAAAGCTACAAGCCCTAGATACATTGTGAGAGCCTCTGACATCAATCAAAAGATGGTTTTGACAGTTTCAGCGTGGATTGATAACAAAGAGGTAGCCTCTGAGCAGTTGACTCTCATCAATACATCAGACGGGCTACAAGGTCAAAAAGGGGACACAGGACCGAAAGGTGACCCTGGCCCTAAAGGCGACAGAGGAGAAAAAGGCGAAAAGGGAGACCGTGGGGAACGTGGGCTACAAGGACTCCAAGGCTTACAAGGTGCCAAAGGTGACCAAGGTATTCCAGGAGTTAGAGGAGCGGACGGACGTACACAGTACACTCACATAGCTTATGCTGATACTATCTCAGGTAGCGGATTTAGCCAGACTAACGCTGACAAGGCTTATGTAGGAGTGTACGTTGATTTTAACTCAACTGACAGCGTCAACCCTGCTGACTATCGCTGGACGAGATGGAGAGGTTCAGATGGTTTAAACGGTAAAGACGGCCCTCAAGGTATTCCAGGTAAACCTGGAGCAGATGGTCGGACTCCGTATTTTCATAGGGCATGGGCTAATTCTGCTGATGGCCGTGATAGTTTTAGCACCTCTGATAGTACTAACAAGCGCTATTTAGGTACGCTAACGGATTTCACTGAGGCAGATAGTCAGGATCCTGGAAGTTATAAGTGGACAGCTTTATTTGGGACGACAGAGCAATCAGGTAACCTTTTACTTGACTCAAATACTGGATGGAGAAATAAACATCAGCAAGACTTCGTCTTGGCTGAACCCTTAAAATCTGGTAAGCAGTACACTTTAAGTGCTAAATGGTGGAGGAGTGATAACAGTACACTTATTTTTGGAATTCGTGAAAATCCTAGCGATAATTGGCAGTGGATAAAGCTATCATATAGCTTTGAGTTGGATGTTTGGAGCGCTACTTTTACATCTAATAAAAATCTTAACGCTGGCGATACTGTTTCATTTTTTACCGGAGAACTCGAAGGGATTGGTAATGCTGATTGGGCCGTTTTAACAGTTGGAGCCATACCAATGACGAGCTGGCAACCTCACTGGTCAGAGACTCAAAAACAACTAGACTCTAAAGCCGACCAAGTTCTAACTCAAGAACAGCTCAACGCTCTCAATGAAAAGGCTGGAGTTATTCAAGCTGAGTTAGAGGCCAAGGCTAGCGCTGACACGCTTGATAACTGGATTAAAGCCTATCAGGATTTTGTTAAATCTAATGAAATGGCTAGAGTTCAAGCTGAGAAAGATTTGATTTCAGCTAGTCAGCGTGTGTCTGAAATCGCCAAAGACTTGGGAGAATTGTCTGACCGCTGGAATTTCATTGATACTTACATGAGCTCATCAAATGAGGGGTTAGTCATTGGTAAGAATGACGGTTCATCTAGTATGCTGTTTAGTCCGAATGGACGGATTTCAATGTTTTCATCAGGGATTGAGGTTATGTATATCTCTCAAGGGGTTATACATATTGAAAATGGTATCTTTTCTAAAACCGTGCAAATTGGACGGTATCGAGAGGAACAGTACCATCTCAATGCAGACATGAACGTGATTAGATATGTAGGAGGTGCATGATGGCTGAATTTTGGTCAAATAATGATAGGAGCTATTATCTCAGACTGTGGGTAGACCAGGTTTCTCAAAATATATCTGACAATAGCAGTCAAGTGAGGGTAAGACTTGCTCTGACAAACGGTGCTCATACATTCTCAGATTATGACTGTACTGCCTCTGTAACTGTCGATGGTCAGACTTTGAGCTGGTCAGGTCGCCCATCAATGCTGAGTCAAAATAGCTCAATTATGCTGATTGATAGAACAGTAACAATCAGACATGAGAATGATGGTAAAAAAACGTTTAGCTTATCCGCTACATTCAGTGGAGGTGGTGGATGGTCGCCTGGAACATTAACGCTCAG